CACCGAGACCGGAAAAGGAACCGGCCTCGAAGCGGTCGATGACGTCTTTCCGATCCATGCGATCATACCGGGCATCATCCTCTGTCCCGGATTCTCGCAGGATCCGGAAGTGGCGGCAGTGATGGTGGCAAAGGGCGAGAACGTCAATGGATGCTTCCGCTGCATTGCCTACGCGGACATCGACTCGACGGAAGTCTTGGTTCCGCAAGACGTGAATGACTGGAAGAACGACAATAACTATGTCAGCAATCGCCTGGCAGTCTTCTGGCCGAGGGTATCGATCGACGGTCGGGATGCTTGGATGTCGACGCAGGCCGGAGCCTTGACAGAATGGGTCGACAACCAGAATGGCAACGTGCCGGTAGAGTCACCGTCCAACAAGAACTTGAAGATGAACAAGATGATCGTCGGCCCTGTTGACACGCCGGTCGACGTCTTCTTCAACAAGGTCAATGCCGACATGTTGAACGGCCAGGGGGTCGTCTCGGCGATCAACTGGATCGGAGGCTGGAAGCTTTGGGGCAACAACGTCTCCATTTATCCGAGCAGCACCGATGTCAAAGACCGCTGGATTCCGGTTCGTCGGATGACCGACTGGCTTGGAAACACCATTGTCTTAACGGTCTATCAGTTCGTAGATAAGCCGGGCAATCGGCGGTTGATCGACTCGATCATCGATTCGCTGAACATCTGGTTGAACTCACTGGTGGCGAGTGGGAACGCGCTTGGAGCGCGGGTCGAATTCCGGCACGACGAGAATCCGGACACCGAGTTGATGGCGGGACACTACAAGTTCCACGTCTTCGAAGCGTTCCCAACTCCGGCCGAGTGGATTGAATTCCTCATCGAGTTCGACGTCAGCTATCTGGAAACGCTCTTCACGCCGGTGACGACGCAGACACCGCCGCAATAAATTGAATGCTCAACGTTGCCATAGTTCAATGAGAACAACGACCCCTCGACAAGGCGGAGATGTCGGCTCGAACCCGACTGGCGACGCGACTTTCAGAAACAACAAACTAGGAGATTAGAAAATGCTTATTCCCAATCAAGTCAATAACTATTCGATCTGGTTCGGGGGAAACCGCTTCATCGGCATGGCCGACGTGACGCTGCCGAACTTGACGAATTTAACCGACGAACTCAAGGGAGCAGGCCTTGGAGGAACGACGAACATTCCGGTGGCGGCTCATTTCGACGACTGGACCGCGACGTTCAACTTCCATGTGATGACCAAGGAAGGCTGCGAGTTGATGCGCCAGGACGGCCTGAAAATCGAGGCGAGGGCCGGGATCCAATACCTCGAATCCGGCCAGCATCGGCTTCAGATCGGCGCTTGGCGCTTCGTCATGGCAATCCTTCCGCGCGGCTTCGACCTAGGGAGGCTGGAAGTAGGGACGAAAGAAGCGGCGGCGGTCGAAGTTGGCGTGACTTACATCAAGGCGCTTCTCGACGGAGCTGAGGTTTTCGAGCTGGACAAGATGAACATGATCGCACGCGTTCTCGGTGTTGATTATGCGGCGGCAATTCGCTCGGCAATCGGAATATGAGTCACACGATCAAGCTAACTAGGCCGCAGAAGATCAATGGATCCGAACTGACCGAGATCTCGCTCGACCTTGACAACCTCAAAGGACGCGACTTGCTCGAACTCGAAACCGGTTTTCGGGCACGCCACCGCGGCGAATACATCCCCGTCGCCCACATCGACATGCGCTATCAGGCGCACGTCGCCGGGCGAGTCTGTGGGATCAACCCCGACGATCTGGCAGAGCTGGCGGCTCCGGATTTCGCGGCAATCTGTGCCGAGGTGCAAAGTTTTTTGTTAAGTGGGGGCTAGCCGATGAGGAGGATTCGGTCGGAAAGACGCTCATGAAAGCATGTCTCATGATGGGAGAACGATTTCATAGCCCGATCGAGTTCTGGCTCAGCCTGAGAATTCCTGAATTGATCCACTGGATCCACGCTGCAAAAGAATTGAACGATGGCCGGTAAAGTCTTTGAGACGATCTTCAAGATCGGGGCGAAATACACGGGGAAGCCGGCCTTCGCCGCAGTCAATCGTGACATCGATCGCACGCAGCGCAATGCCAAGATGAGCGCGGCTATGATCGGAGGATTGCGGACCGCCTATGCCGGCATGTTCACGGCCATCAGCGCCGGAGCTACTATCGCTGCTAGTGCCATTGGAGTGATCGGCTTCAAGGCTTTCCAGGCGGCGAAAGACGTCCGGAAATCCCACGACATCGTCCGTCAGGCGAACGAACGGTTGGTCCAGCAAGGTCGGCTCCGCGCGGGGGACCTCGAAAAACAGACGCAAGAGACGATCGCTCTGGCGGAAGCCATGGAACAGGCCGGAGGGATCGACGCGGAAGTTTTGATGGAAGGTTTCGCCGAGCTGAGCAAGAGCATGGGGAGCGAGCGGATCCAGGACATGTCAAAGGGTCTGCAAGATTGGCTGATCACGGTGCACAAGGGTGCCCCGACGAATGAGCAGATCATCGAAGACATGCGGAAGATCAACGAGGCTGTCTTCAAAGGAAAGTTCAAAGGCCTCCAAGACCTGGGCATTTCGAAAGAAGATGTCAAGGCGCTGAGCGAGATCGAGACGGTCCAGGGGCGCCGACTCAAAATCCAGAAGTTGTTGAGTAAAGAAACCGGAGCCACCGCAGCCTGGCTGAAGACGGACGCCGGGGCGACCTATCGGCTTCAGCGCGCTACTGAGAGCTGGATGGAAAAGGCTGGCAAGCCGATGGCAGCGGTCTCGCGACGGATGACCGAAGCGCTCATCAACCTCACCGTTGCCATGCATCCGGTCGCAGATGCGATTGCCAAGCAATTGGAACCACGATTGGAAGAACTCGTCAAGTGGATCGACAAGAACAAAGAATCAATCGCGACGTTCTCCAGTGAAGCTGTCAACTTGATGTGGTGGCTCAACGATGAATTCTGGAAGATGTCGGAAGCGTCGAAGAACTTCTTCCAGCCGATCGTCCAGAATACGATCAAGGAATTCAATTTCCTCAAAGACGCCTTGAGTCCAGTGGTGCGAACTACTGTTGACAATACGATCAAGGAATGGAACAACCTGCAGAATGGCTGGGAAGCCGCGAAGAAAGGTCTCGGCGAATTTCCGAGTTTCTTCAAGGGGAAGTGGGATGAAACGGTAGCAGTGATCAATCTGTCGAACGAGGAACTAGTGGGGCTTTACGACAAGCTTCCGAACCAGATCAAGGACGCCTTGGCGCCGGTGGGCAAGATCATCGAAGACGCATTCAGGCCGGCGCTCAACTGGGTCATCGACAAGTCGCAGCAGCTCGCCCAAGAATTCGACAAGATTCCAGCGAAGGACGCAATTCCGCGCGGGACCGCCGGAGGCCCGGGCACCTCGGCCGAGGACATCTCGCCGCCTCTGCCGGAAGGAGATGGAATTGACCTGACTGAGCCTAACCCGCTAGTCCCAGACGTGCCGGCTCCGACGACGCCAGGAGCGAGCGGCCCAGGGACGAGCATGGTTCCCGCAGGCTCCAAGCTCAAGGACACGATCCGTGCGATGAACATGAAGGAGCGGATGGGCGGCAGCGGAGGAACCAACGTCGCGAACATCAACCCGACGATCAACGTGCACGGAGTGGCTCCGGGCCGAGAACAAGTTGCCGCGCAGTCCGTCGCCAAAGCAATCCGGGATCCGATCCGTGCGGGAATCGCGGATCTCAAGAAAATGCAGAACTATGAATCGAGGTTAGGATATGTGTGAGACATTCGCAATCGTAATAGCAGCAGCCGAAACTATGTCACTAGTGTCATTGCTCGTATGGCTGCTGGTCGTTGCCGTCGTCGTCTACTTGGTTTTCTTGGTGCTCGGAATGCTTCCGCTGCCAGAGCCGATCAAGACGATCATCCTCATAATCGTGGCATTAGTGATTTTGTTGATGGTCTTAGCGCGACTAGGAATATTGATTTGATTTCATGAGCGTTACTCTTCAGGCAAAGCATCGCCAGCACCGTACCGTGCAGGGAGAAATTTGGGACATGATCGCCTTGCGCGAATATGGCGACGAACATGCCATGCACTACATCCAGGACGCTAACTTCGAGGAGCGCTTCGTCGACGAATTCAATGGTGGAGTAATCTTGCAGCTGCCGTCGGCAGTGACTCTGGAAAACAACTTGAAAAGCCGGCCAATGACTCCGAATCTGAAAAACTTCCTCCCATGGCTCTAGCAGGCTTAGAAATAGCCTTCCCCGGCTCGCTGACTGCGCGCTACGCTGGCGGTTCAATCATGCTTGGAGGTATTGACCTTCTGGCAGGGTTGAGTCAGAACGTCGTGGCATTCAGCTACACCGACAACACGAACGACAAGGCCGACGACCTGACGGTAGAGATTTCCGACCCGGCGCTGACCTGGCTGCAAGCTTACGTGCCGAAGAAGGGGGTCGAAGTGGAAGCGATCATCAGAGTCCAGAATTGGATGATGGCCGGGGACACCCGCGAATTTCCTTGCGGAACAATGTGGATCGACGAAATTGGGCTCTCCGGACCTCCGAACGTGGTCACTGTCAAGGCGACGTCGATTCCAGTTTCTACCGGGATCAAGACTCAGAAACAATACAAGTTCTGGGAAGACCAACCGCTGCAGGCAATTGCCTCAGAAATTGCTGAAGAATACGGTTTGGGCTTGGTCTGGGATACGCAGGAAAGCCCGACACTGAAGCGGACCGACGTCATCGAGATGGCCTTCCTCGAATACCTGCGTGATCGTTGCAAAGACGAAGGCCTCAGCCTGAAACTTTTCAATCGTCAGCTGGTCATTTATTCGGAAGAAGAATACGAGGCCAAGCCTCCGATCTACACGATCCAATACGGCCTCAGTCAGATTCTCGCCTATAATTTTGCCTCCAAGCTCAACGACACTTACGCGGCATCCGAGAACGACTACGTATCTCCGGAAACAGGGAAATGGCTTCACGGCGAGCACAAGCCGGCTAATCCGCCTGAGGGAAGTGGTTCCATCTTGAAGGGGAACCAGCGAGTCGAAGACGATGATGATGAGAGCGGGGGCTTCACTGACCCGGAACTTCGCCGGCGTCCGCGAGCGTTCACCGATCCGATTGACGTCAGCCCCGTCGAGTCTGAAAAATCAGCCAAGATCGCCAAGAGCAAATTGCGCGAGAAAAATAAACGCGAGAAGGATTGCAGCCTCACGCTGGTGGGGAATACAATCTACCTGTCCGGCTTTAGCGTGGATCTCGTTGGCTTCGGCTCCTTCTCGGGCAAGTGGTTTATCGAGTCGACGATTCACACCATCGGAGAAAACGGCTATGTTACCGAACTACAATTGCGTGGAGCGCTGGAAGGATATTAGTCATGGACGTTGACCCCGGGACAATTTTTCCTCGAACCAAGATCGGTCGCGATCACCAGATGCGCGACCAATTTCGTCACGGCAAAGTCATCGATCGGAAGATGGACGAGAAGCGCGGTCCGCTGGTGCGGGTCCAGTTCTTCGATAAGCAGAGCTTGATTTCCTACTGGTTGCCTGTCAAGCAGTTTGGCTCCCGCGCCACGACGCATTGCTATGTCCCGAAGATCGGCGACGACGTCAATGTCAACATGCTCGCCAATGGAAGCGAGGACGGCTTCGTCGATGGAAGTTTCTTCAACGCGAGCAATCCACCACCGGAGGGGGTTGACATCGACACCCGTTATTTTCAAGCAGAGGACCAGACGGTGATCGAATACCGGGAAATCGATCACACTTTTAACTTGAACAACCAGAATGGGCCCGCCTTGGTGACGGCGACAGAGATTCACATCGTGGCGACGGCAGGTGTAGTCGAAATCACCTCGCCAACGATGATTATCTTGACTGCCCCGGTCATCCAGATCAACGGCTTCATTCAGCATGTCGGCAACATGAACACGAGTGGCGTGCATACCGATTCCAATGGAATTCACGGGTCGATGGCTCGCGACCAAGAAATAGAAGGGCTGAGACGACGAGTTCAAATCCTGGAGGATCAAATCAGTGCGATTAAAAGTGCCATTGCGATTAAAAATGCCATTGTCTAATCGAGGTTACCTTCGGGCCTTGACTGAGATCGGAGAAATCTTGAACAAGAAACTTCAAGATGAAAAGAAGCTTGCCAAGGCCAAGTAATGCCAAGGGTTACCACCGAGAAGAAATGCGAAGGCTGGAATACGATGCGCGGATGCTTCGGGAAATTCTTCGCAAGCTGGACGTGATCATTCAACTGATAGAAGGACAACACGATGGCGCTAGTCGGAACATTCGGAGTCTTGATCTTTGAGGCGAGCGGGACGCGCGTGCATACGTTCAGCAATCTCAATGTCTCGACCCAGAATCGATTTGCGCAGCATGACGTGCACCTTGAGGTGCCGATTTTGGAATACGTCGGGCCTGGACTGACTGACGTTAATTTCTCGATGAACTTCAACCGGCAGTGGGGAAGTGATCCCTTGGTGTCGCTGCTCATCTTGCGTTCTTACTTGAGATTTGGGTTCGTTTCTCCGTTGCTGATCGGGATGCGCCCGATCACCTTAGGAACAAACATGTTCGTCTGCACGCAAGTCAGCGAAGAACATAAATTCTTCGACTCGGCCGGAGTTCTGTTCGGCGCCGCTGTCGACGTGCAGCTGAAGGAATATCGGTTCATCCTATGAGCGAAGAACTTGTCTTGGACCCCCGGCCTCTGCAAACGCGAGAGTCGTTTCCGGCAGTTACCAATACTCCGCTTGGCAGGGTGCAGGTAGCCGACGAACTCGGGTTTGCCTACCTCGATGGCGACATTGACTTCGGAGCCGTAGGACGGAACGAGATCTTTCAGAACATCAAGTATATCGTCCTCACCGAATATTTCTCTGTGCCTTTAGACCGCGAATTCGGCATGAATTATTCGATGGTGGACAAGCCGATGCGCGTAGCCGAGGCG